CCAATCCGGGAGCCGAACCCCACAAAAGCCAGGAAAGGATAATCGCCGATATATTCGCCTTTATCTTCGAAGGAGCAGCCCTTGCCGAAAGAGCACCACTCACCGAAAGAGCACCACTTGCCGAAGGAGCACTGCTTGCCGAAGGAGCAGCCCTCACCGAAAGAGCACTCCTCACCGAAAGAGCAATCCTCACCGAAAGAGCACTGCTTGCTGAAAGAGCACCACTTGCCGAAAGAGCAATACTCACCGAAAGAGCACCACTCACCAAAAGAGCACGCCCTGCCGAAGGAGCACGCCCTGCCGAAGGAGCACTGCTTGCCGAAGGAGCAGCCCTCACCTAAAGAGCACTCCTCACCGAAAGAGCAATACTCATCGAAAGAGCACTGCTTGCTGAAAGAGCACCACTCGCCGAAGGAGCAACACTCGCCGAATATTTGTATATCACTGTAATCCCCCGAGGGGCATTGTTTGATTCCGTCGATCACCTCGAAGGCGTTGAAATCCGCTTGTGTGTATTTTTTCATTTTCGTTAGTCCGTTAAATTCAATTCGATTATTTTAACAGTTCGTTCAGTTTCTCCAGCACCCGGGGAACCTCCTCGTCCGTGGCCGTACACCAGGCGCTCGCTATGCTCGTCTCCTCCCGTATCAGAACGTCGATCCATTCCGTCATTCCCATCGAATGTACCGCGCCCTGCCGCTCGGTTTCCACCGTATAGCGTCCCTGCACCGCAACGCCGTGATATTCTATCTGAAAGTCGAAAGATTCCATAGTACCCGCAAATGTCCTCCGGGTGATGTAATCGGCGATGCGTTTGGCGAAAGTCCGAATCTCCTGATCGGTCAGATGAATTGTCGTTTGCGGCCGGTTGAAACGGGTGCTCTCGAAGAAGTAATATTCTTCCGAGGGTTCTTTCCGAGTGGACGGCGGCATTTGAGCCGAGTCGGTGACGTGGTAGAAAGTATTCATCGCTGTTCGAAAATTTCATTCAACAGATAGCGGGTGATCCGCATACGCCGGGAACTGGACAGCACCCAGTCGAACACCAGGCAAACGGGAACGGAAACTACTACGAGCGTAATTAAGTGTGCCATACTCTTACCGGATTTCGACCCGATAGACACGAGGTCGGTTTTGGAGTTTATGTGCCCGGCGGCGGGACTTGTAGATTGTCCGGCGCACCTTGTTCTTGAGACGGTACCACGCACGCCAGAGGCGGCCCGCAAGCGTTACCCACAGACTTTTGACTGTGCTTTCGGAAAAGAAGGTTTGCATGTTGGTAAAGATTTACTTGTGGATGATATTTGCTGTTATTCTGCTGCTTCGACAAACTCGCCGCCTTTCAGTTGATAGAAAACATCCTCCTTGAGCGATTTCCCATCGATCTGTGCAGACCTTACGCACACTGGTTTCAGATCCTCGCCATATTCAGCGAGGGTAATCCAGCTACCTTTCTTTGCCTTTATTTTTGAATCTATACCTATGGCTGCTACAACAGCATTGTTACCTTCGCTTTCGATCTTTGCGAGGTAGCCCGAGGAGCCGATCTTTGCGAGGTCGCCCGA